GTTTTTTTTTTTTGTAGTGATTTAATTAATTATAGTTAAAAAGATTAATCTCTAATAGGTTATATTATAGAAAAGTTTGTTTTCATGAGAGAAAACGGTTTATAACACCGTGTATCTAGAATACTAGAAAATTTAGTGTTTGACATTTATAGTCAGAATTTTGATTACAAGGTTGTTGAATAGAATAATAATAAAACAAGATAGTAAAAAGAACAAGATAAGAAGGGAAAAGGATCCGATGCGCAGCTTATTCACACGAATTGCACGTTAAGGTGAAACACCCGTGCTAACAATAACGACTTAGGTTTGAACCTTGGCCACGATTGTTTATCGTAAAGGGCGATATTGCCACTGTAGTAGTGAAAGTATCGGATTGAAGGTCGACAAGAAAACTTGAAAAAGCTTGCACAGAAGTGCGTGATGCAGACAAACAACATTAAAAACAGACGAACAAGTTAATACAGATAAACAGAAAAACAAGTAACAGAAAAGATACGTTGACAAAGAAACCGCGAGGTTACTAGTCAATAGACAAAAGAATACTCCGTGAAGAGCGTTACTTACATATATCTCGAAACACAGACAGTGTTTCCCACATGCACTTAAGGGTGCGCGCAGTTTCGTCCGAGCAGGGTCTCCTGTATTGGGCATAGCCTGGTCTTATTGCACGAGAGGCGAATAAGCTTGCTAAAGGTCAACCAATAGGATGTGCCATTGTGTAGCAGGTCGTTTATTAAACGAGTCCCACAGCCACGACTGCTAGTAGTACGTTACGCGGTTAAGCTACATGCTGAACCAAATTTTCGACCACCACCACTGAAAGAAGAGGTACCAAGGTAGAACTTGAAGAGGGGAAAGGTTGAAAAGGACCATAACGAGAAGGGCGTAGATGAAGACGCCCCAAGGAAGGAAGAAGAGGAAAAAGTTGTAGAAACCTTCTCGACGAAGGACCTGTCCTGCCTTGAAGTATAAGACTCCAAGGATGAATCCACAAAGGAAACGAATGACACAGTCAAAGACAGCGACTGGGTCACGGGTGATTTGGTAGGGAAGGTCTCGCTCAAAGGACTCATCATCACCAAGGTTCATGGGGGGAGGGATGTTTTCGCGATCCTCCGGCTCGCCGTCGCTGTCGTACATGTCGTCTTGGTGTGACCACACGCTGCCTTCATCATCAGTGAAGTCTTGCATGTCCACATCAGCGGCTCCGAACCCCACATCCCAGTCCATCTCAACTTCACCGGGCATAGCGAACCACTTGTCTTCCTGCTTGTCAATCAAGCCCTGGTAGTACAAGTCATAGTCCACTGTGCTCGTGACGCCTTGAGCATAGAGCTGGTCATGGAGCTTGTCATAGAAAGCGCGCCCATGGTGAACGGCGAACTTGAGTCCCTCATCCACTTTCTGTTGAAAGAGGAGGAGATCACCCACGTTTGTTCGTCGCTCCCACATGAGTTCACGATGAATGACAATTTCGGGGAGAGGGCAGAGAACAACTCCACCGACACGATCGACAACGAAGGGTCGCTTGAGGAAAGTGAGTTTTGAGATATCATCCACGGGGATGATTTCTCCTGTTTGTTTTGATGCCGGGGTGACGACGTATCCAAGGTGTTTTCCAAGGGAGACAGCAGTGCAACGATTGAAGAAAAGTTTTGTTTGGGCATCTGGGTTCATTATCCCATCATCTCCGTAGGTGAGCAAGCGCACGGTAGCATCAAAGTTGTCCAGAGATGGACGGATGCTAGCGTGCATTTGACCCCACAGGTATGTTGCGAGAACGAACCAAGTTTGAGTGACACAATTGAAGATTGTGGTTCCAGCGAACCCACTCTTGTTACCTTGCGATGAGAGGGAGACGAAGTCTCCGACTATGTGAATTGATTCACGCAAGCTAGCCATGAGTGTGTGTCTGGTGACACGATCCTCAT